GAAGTAAGCCTTCGAACGGCGCAGGTAACGACAGACGGCCGTGAAGCTGTCGAGCGCGAGGTCCCCGTTGTAGATGTGGCTGCGGAACTCGCGGCCGTCACCGATCTGGAGGCCCTGGGGTTTGACAGAGGCATCGACGGTGAGGGTGCCCCAGGGAGTGACAGAGAACCGGGCCGGAAGGGCCGATAGGCAGAATTCGAGTTCGATGCCCACGGTCATGCGGAAGGGATTGCGGTCGAAGGTGAGGGATTCGATGGGCTTCGGCCGTGAGAGGCACGTATAGCACTCGCCCAGGGATCGAAGGTCGCCCGGGATGCTGCCCAGGCGATAGCACTTGCGGCAGTGGGAACAGACCCGGAGGTCTCGGTTGTAGCAGTAGGCACAGACATTGACGCCGTTCACACTCATGAGGGCTTCGATGCGCTCTCGGGAATTGCAGAGCGCGCAGGATACGAAGCGCCGATCGGCGCATGAGGCGCAGTATTTGTACAGCAAGGGCTCGGGATTGTGGGGGTTGGTGTAGGTCTCCAGCTCATGGACGTTCTTCAAGGAGCCCGCACGGCCACAATCGCAACAGCGGTAGTAGCGGATGGGGAAGCAGAACTGGCAGATGTTACGTGTTCGCTTGGAGTTGCAGTAGGCGAGGCGCGGCCTGTCGTCGTCCCAGGAGCCACGGCGCGTCAGGATGCGGGCGCACATGGAACATGCGGGGAAGCGCATGAGGTCGGACTCATGCTCACGGCGCGTGGTTTCTTCGGCGGATGGTTCCGGTGGCATTGGGACGGCGCTCCCTTGGCTTGCGCTCTACGAGCGAAGCGAGTCAGGCCGTCCGTGGCCCTGGTGATGGTGCGGGTGGTTCTAGGCTTTCAGGTGGATATCCCACTCCGTCGAGACGTCGAAGGGTTCGGATTCCGGTGTGACGGTGATGGTTACACGGCTTCGGCCACGGACGATGGACAAGACGGCGTGGCCGTCTCGCTGGATGGTCAGGGTGTAGCGAGTGTTCTCGGTTTGAATGGAACCGAGATGGACTACGGCCGTAGGCCGTGTCATGGGCGCACCATGCCGTTAGGTGTGTGGGGAGCATTCCAGGTCCGTGCGAGAGGTCCGATGGAGGCTTCTCCTAACGATCGGGAACCCTGTTCCCGAGGCTGCATGGTGCGCTCTATAACGAAGTTAGGCGACATGGTATGCCTGGAAGGTGCCGTCCTTGCGATATTCGATGAAGTGGGTCTGTGAGGTCTGGATGGTGCCGATCTCGGAACGCCAGCGCGGATGGCGCATCTTGGCCTCATGGACGAGGCGCGCCCGAGGTCCCATGCCGCAGGGTTCCAGGGCACCGACCTTGCCGTGCTCGCTGGAATGGAGAATGGGACCGGAGGTCCCATGTTCGATCCAGAAGCGAACGAACTCTTTCCTGGTCACAGGGGGCATTGGTGGCTCCGTGTTATCGGATTCGAGCGGAACGGCCGTAAGGCCGTGCGGCGTTTCGGTTTCGCGGTTTTCGATGCCGGGGCGAGGCGCGGGATTCAAACTTTTTTCGTCGAGATAGCTGGGATCGGTTATGGCTTTAAGGGCATCGCTGGTGCAGAGATACCACACGGCTAGGAGAGATCCCTTGTCGGATCGCTCGGAGATGCGATGGGTTGCAGATTGCTTGCACCAGTCGCACTTGAAGGCGCGATGAGGTAGCGGCGAGGGGTCGCGTCTCATTCGCTGCCCCAGGAGTTCCAGGCGTCTCGGATAACGCGCAGGATAGGGGTCTTGCGGGCCTTCTCACGGTAGCTGTCGGGGCCTTTGCCATACACGTAATGGCAGTAGTGCCATGAGGTTACACGGATGGTTTTCATGATGCGTTCGATGAGGTTCATGGGCCGGGTGATGCAGGAATGCATCCGGTAGCTCCAGGTGAACCAGATGGGATTGCGGGATGGTTGGCCACAGATGCAGGCGGAGAGTTCCGGGGAGTCGGTTTCTCTCCACTTGCGGTTGCACTTCGAACATTCGCGGTCGATCCAGATGGGCTCGCTCATGGCTTGGCCTTGATGCAGAGCATGAAGTTCTCGAAGGGCCAGATGTAGGGGTACGGGGAGAGCGTATCTTGGGGCTGGAGCATGAGGCCCTGGGCGTGATGGTTCGCGTTCGTGACGGCGTAATGGACGACTACGGCGACGGTGTAAATCATGTTCTCTTTGAGGTTTGCGTCTATGTTGCCGGTAACGCAGAGCACACGGTCGCCGGGTTTGAAGTAGCGCACTCTCATAGGGCCTCACGGAGCATGGAAGGGATGGTGATGGTCTCCCCGGCCATGAGCAGGTGGTAGTTGCGGTCGGATAGCTCGCAGATGCCCTTGTCACGGCGCCAGCCGTAGTCATGGAACTGGGCCGTGAGACGGGGAGCGAACTTGGTTCCCTTGGCTGTAGCTCTGAGCGGTAGCAGGCGGTAGTGGTTGTCCCCGGTATGGGCAGCGCATAAGACCAAGGTGCCCTTGGGGATGGAGTTCTTCTGGCCTACGGATGGGCCGGGGTAGCGGTAGATGGCTCCGACGGTGAGGGAACGGCTCCAGGGGCGGTACATCATGGCTTCACCTTGTTGCCGTGATAGGCGTTATGGGAGACGAAGGTGAGCAGCGTTCCGTCAGGGTATGGGGCCAGGTGGGGCTCAGAACAGAGCCAGCCATGGAGCCTGGGCTCTGACCATCGGGGGATATCCAGGACCAGGACCGTCTCACGGCCTGGGATGGATTCATGCGTGCCGATGATGAAGTCGAAGCCCCTGTCACGGGCTGCCTTAGTGGCTACCGGTATGGGGCCTTTGACGATGAGGGTATAGCGGCTCATAGGTCTATGGCCTCGCGGTTCATCGCCTGGCAGGGGATGAAAGTAAGGGGGTCGATGGCCGAGGCGCGTTCCCAGCATGGCAGGCATAGGCCTTCGGGCGAGGTGGGCTGTCCGGCCGTGTCCGCGCCGCACGCGGGACAGGGGATAACGCGACGCTCGCCGTAACCGTCGGGATTGAGACCGGCGCGGAGAAGTAGGCCGGTCAGGCGTTCTAGGGTGAACATGGTGGCACTCCATCGGTTAGGGTGAGGTAGCAGGGTCCCCGTAGCAGGGGCGAGCCAATCCGGGGCGATTTGCGGCACGCGGACCGGCCGGAAGGGTCGAACCACGGCCGGGGCGAGAAAACGCGCCTACGGGGCGCGGAGACGCCTTGCGTGCGGTTCTGGCGCGGGGTCCGCGACGCGGTTTCGATCCGGTTCGATCCAGCTGGAGTTTTCGACCTGGGACCTGGGACGCGATGCGTGGCGGTTCCAGCGACCTGGGCGAACCCAGGGCGAACGGCGACGCAAAGCGGAACCGGCCCCGTACAGGCGGCCGGTTCACGGTATGAGGGGACTGCCCTGCTACTTGCGAGCATCGGCGGGAATGTTCTGCCCGACGGCCGGGGCTGCCATCGCGGCCGCTACGGCGGCATCGGCGGCTTCTTTGTTCGCCTTTTCGACTCGGACAGCGAGGGCGCGCTTCGAACACGCGATGTATTCATCCTGGGAACGCGCGTTCCGGTACAGATTGACCGCAAGTAGGACCTCGCCTTGCGCCGTTGGGACTGCGATCGCCTTGCCGGTTTTCGCGAGCATGATGTTCGCGCCGGTTCCGGTAGGTCCGAGGGGCTTGTCAAGCGCGATGGTCAGCGTCAACACGTTCCCGTCGATCTTGGCGACGATGTTCCCTTCGGCAAGCTTCTTTGCGTCTAACATCGGGCGACTCCTTGACTTGGACGATTCCCCCATCGTCCCAGGGGAACCGCGCCGCGTTCGATCCGACTGGACGGTTTGCCCAGGTGCGGCGCGGTCGGGACGGGGCTATCGCAAACGGCGTGCCAAATCGCAAGTCGTTGCGGCGCTTGGGGTTGGTTGGTTGCAGCCACGGCCGAATCGGGCGAAATGCCGCAGTCGATCGGGCGAAATGCCGCAATCGCCTGGGTTGATAGCATATTGCAGATTGCACGGCGCCCAGGTAGCAGGTCCCAGGGCGATCCCCCTTACGTCCTAACTCGTTGGCGCTAAGAGGATTGCGCGTGCGCATACGATGTTTCGCGACGCGCGCAGGCGCATACGATGAGCACGAGGTCCGAGGTCCGATGGCGGCCCCACCACCTGCGCGCGCGGAAACGAACGTTCATCTAACCCTCTATCTCCCCGACACCAGTTTTGACTGTTAACTATGGGCGACACCTGCCATCCTTCGGCCCATGACGAAGCGCGACGCGATCGCTGCCTATCTCATTTCCGAGCAAGACGCCGGTCGTGTCCCCATCGCAACGGATGTCGCGGCGAAGTTCTTCGCTTCCCGGCCCTACGTCCACACGCTGCGTGCCGAGATGGTTCGCAAGGGTCTCCTTCCCACACCACCCCGCGGCTCCGGCGTCCGGAAGATCCATCCCAACGAGCGTCTCGACATCGAGGCCCAACGCCGCGCGCGCATCGCCATCCAGAAGGCCACAAAGCCCATCGCCGCCGAATTCGCCGCCGCAGGCCGTGAAGTCGGCCTTTCGCTCACACAGCCCCTCAAGGATTTTCGCGAAGAGCAAGCCGCCCTCGACGCAGCCCTCTCGGATGGATCTCTCAAGGCCATGACCACCGAGCAGCGCCGCGTCTTCCTCTCCGAAGTCGCCAAACGCACCGGCCGCGACGAGATCAAGGTCTCCGCCGTGGCCGCTCTCAATCGACTCGATGCCTCGCTTCGAACGTCCGACGATGTTGGTCCGCGCAATCCCCTGACGATCGAAGAGGCCGATGACCGAATCGCTGACCTCCAACGCGCCCGAAGCGAAGTCTTCGGCGGCTGCGCCGCAACCGACATGGCCCCGGGAGACGGAACGCCAGCTCTGGGCTGATTTCTGCCGCCGCTCGTTCTGGTGGTTCTTCAAGAAGGCCTGGGGCGCAGACCTCTACATGGCCGCGCATCCCAACGACCGCTGGCTAACGGAGCGGTTGCACCGTCCGATCTGCGACTGGCTGCAGATGCACGTCGAAGAGTGGGAGCTCTGGCGTTCCCAGGGTCTGAAGAAGCGCAAGAAGCTAGCGTTGATTATCCCGCGCAGCTTCGGCAAGACCGTCACCGCAACCAAAGCGCTCAGTCTCTGGGCGCATGTGCGAAACCCAGACCTCGCTTCGATGATCGGCAGCGAAGTCGTGACGAAGGCGAACGACTTCCTGCAGCCCATCAAGACCGTCATGTCCGGCGACGATCCCTACGCCTGGTTCACCTGGCTCTATGGCAACTGGGAATCTGAAGATCGCGTCTGGACCCAGAGCCGCGTCGTCCATGCCGCCCGGCGTGTCGTTGGCCGGACCGAGCCCTCGTTCTCCACCTGGGGCATCGAGACCGGCGTCACGGGCCTGCATCCCGATTGGGGCATCCTGGACGATCCGCTTTCCGAAGAGAAACTGAAGGAAGCCGGAACCTGGCTGCAGACCGTGAACCAATCTGTGGCTGCGCTGCGTCCCGCCTTCCGTTCGGACAGCTTCTTCATGTTCTCGCTCACCCGTTACCGCGATAACGATGTCGCCGGGACCTATCTGAAACTCGAAGGCGTCCGCTCGTGGACCGGCATGAAGCCGCGCGAAGGAATGATGGACATCTCACCCACCGGCGAGTGGGACGTCTATTTCCTCCAAGCCCTCGACGCCCAGGGCGAGTCCATCCTCCCCGAGGTCTGGCCGACGGAGGAGCTGCGCAAGTACGAGGAAACGAAGCCCCAGGAATTCGCCGCGCAGATGATGAACGAGCCCGGAACCGGCGAGCACATGGCCCTCACCGCGGAACAGGTGGACCAGCTCTGGATCGACCAGGACAAACTCCCACCCGGCCTCACGATCACGATCCACTGCGACACCGCATTCAAGGATCGCGATCGCAGCGGCCAAGGAGATGAGAGCGTCATCGAGGTCTGGGGCCACGATCCGCGCGGCAACGGCGATGTCTATTTCCTCGAAGGCTACGGTTCGAACAAGTGGCGCGTGGAAGACTTCACCGACAAGCTCGTCTCGATCGTCCAGACCTATCGCAAGAAGGGAAAGCGCGTCCGCTGCATCACCGACGAGCGTGGATCTGGGGGCAAGGACGGCCTCTGGGAGAACCATATGCGCAGCAGTTTCGCCGCCGTGCAGCTGCCATGTCCGCATCTGATCCTGTTCACGAGGTCCGGAACCCGAAAGGGCTACAAGCTGCGCCGCATGACGGAGGCCGTTGGGTTCTGGATCGATGGCCACGTGAAACTGGTGAAGACAGCTCCCGGCGCCCAGATCCTCGTGGGCCAGATGATCCGTCTCGGGGTGTCAACGTTCGATGACTGGGCGGACGCAGCTGCCGATGTCTTCGCCGAGGAGGTTTACAGGCCCATGCTCGTCCAGGATGGGGCTTCGATCGACGAAGGCGGCTTTCCCTACCAGCCCGGAGACGATGTCATGGGCCGAAGGATGACAAATGACGATGCCCGAGAGACTTACGACGACCAGCAACACCTCCGATATGGGCTCTATGAGGAAGAATGGCGTGGCTAGCGACCTCCTTTCGGAGCCCAAACCCGTCCTCGTGGCCCGAATCACGGAGTTAGAGCTCCAAAATGCGCGTCTCGCCCTCTCGAACCGCATGTTGCGGGACCGTTTGCGGGATTTGATCGACCTGTTGGCCGATTTCGGCGTCTATCAGCAGCCCTAGACCATCCACACGAGACGTTGATGTGCGAATTCTAGTGTAAACGGTTGTTGACAGGCCTACTCTGTCGCCGAACGGGCCAAGGAAGGCCCTCGGAGGATGTCACGGATGGCTGCAACCACAGTCGAAGCCGATTCGACATCCCGCGGCTTCGAAGAGCAGATGAAAAACCTCGTGATCGACCGGCAGAAGCTATCCGAGTCCTATTTCACGGGGATTCGTAAGGAATTTCCCCAGCTCTACGACCTTTACCGTGGAACGCTGACGGGGCGCTATGCCCCGCACAAGAACAGCGTCCACATCCCGCTGATTTTCTCCACGATCCAGTCCGACGTTGCCCGCAAGACGCAAACATCCTTCGGAACGTGGCCCATCATGCGATTTCTCGGCTATGGGCCGGACGACGCGAAGATCGCGCGTAAGAGGGAATCCCTCATCTCGGCTCAGATGAAGGATTGCGGCAGCTTCAAGAAGGGATATGAGCTCTTCCTCTCCGCGGATCTCTACGGCACGGGCATCGCGCAGCTCGGCTGGAACCATCGGGAAGAGGAAATGGAAGTCATCGATGTCCAGGCCATGCCGATCACCGGCCGGATGATCGAGACAGCGAAGCGCGAGACGATCTGCACGTTCGATGGGCCGGATTGGAAGGTTCTGGACTGTCTGGATTTCTTCCCGCAGCCGAGTCTCCGGTGTATCGACGATATGCAGTGGGTCATCACCCGGGAGTACATGGACCTGGATGATGTCCGGGCGCTCGCCCTGCCGAATATTCATGGAAAAGGTGTGTTCGACTCCGCTCCCGTCCGGGAGATGGAACGCGATGGCGTCGCAGGCTACACGACCTGGGACGACTACAAGACCTGGCGCACGCAGGGCCGGACGGTTTTCGACGACGAGGCCCGGCAGCGGGAGAAGTATGCGAGGCCGGTCGAACTGCTCACCATGTGGGGAACGGTTCCGAGCGAACTTGCGAAAGATGGGATTCCGAACCGGGTCCTGACGGTGGCGAATGGGAAGTATTTGCTGCGCAACCGGCCGAATCCGTTCTGGAACGGGAAGAAGCCGATCATGGCCTATAGCCCCATGCCGGACCCGCATTTCTTCTTCGCCCCCGGCAAGGCGGAGATCGCCAAGAAGCTCCAGATTGTGGCGAACCGGTTTACGAACCAGCAGCTCGATGCGCTGGATATCTTCATCGATCCGGCGTTTTTCTATAACCAGAACAGTGGTCTACAGACCCGAAACCTTCTCATGCGGCCCGGGAAGTTCATTCCGATGGACGGCAACCCCTCGGAGAACGTGGTGCCTGTCATTCCGAACCTGCAGGGCTTGCAGATGGGCGGGCAGATGACCGAGCAGGTCTGGCGGTGGATTCAACAGGGCAGCGGGATCGTGGAAGACACGGTCATGGGAGGCCAATCGCAGGGCCAGACCGCTCGTGAATACCTGGGTCGGAGTGAGGCTGTCGCAACGCGGCTCATGATGGAAAGTCGGATCTTCGAGGAGAGCTTTCTCGAACCCATGGTCGACTGGATGGTCGATGCGAACCGCCAGTTCATGACCAGCGATCGAGAGGTCTTCATCCTGGGAGAGAACGCGATCACCGATCCCGTGACGGGCGAGCAGATCCCCGTGACGACCCGGGAGAGCATCTCCGGCTGGGATCTCGTTCCGAACTACGAGGCCCATGCGGTGGGTGCGACGACGCAGCTGAACCGCACGCAGCGCCAGCAGAACCTCACCTTCCTCATGCAGGCGATGGGCAGCAATCCGATGATGGCGAGCGCGATCAACTGGATTCCCTTCATGCGCCAGCTGTGCCGCGAATTCGAGCTGGAGAACGTGAACGAGCTCGTCGCAACGCCCGCGCAGATGCAGGCCATGATGGCCGCGCAGCAAGGCGGCGGCCAGGCTCCCGAGGACCAGGGGTCGGAGGTCCCAGGCACACCGAACCAGGTGGGAACCTACCTTCCGACCTATGCCGGACAGGGGGTTGCGGCATGAGACCGAGCCCTATCGATCGAGCGGCTGTCCGAAATGCGCTTACAGAGGGGAATGAGAAACACCTGAAGGACTTGGTTGCTGACCTAAAGCGCAAACAAGGGAACAGGTTCACGCGGGGGTTCTCAGACCTGATGAAGAAGAGCCTGCGTGCTCGGCTTGGCGACATGCCCGATATGGAAGACATCCTCGCTTCAGGCGAAGGCAGCATGTCGATGCCGCCGGAAGTGATCGAGCAGGGAAGGAAACTGGTCGATCGAGGCATGGTCCGGATGGACGCGAACTCGCCGCTGAGGAAGAAGCAGGCCGAGGTAAAGATGATCCGAAGGAACAAGGTGCAGTGAGACCTGAACACGAACAGCTCGGATTCATGCTGATGTGCCCGGCGTGGGAAGGGCTGTACAAGGCGCGGATTGCGGAGAAGGTAAAGGAATACTACGCGCTGTTGCTCGAACCTAGCTCCAAGACGCGGGGGGACTTCCCGGATGACTATCTCCGGGGTGCGATCGCTGCGCTGAAGTGGGCTATCGAATGGCCGGACCAGGAGATGAACGCGGCGGCGATCCTGGCCCATGAAGAGGCACGGGATGTCGCCGGTAGTGAAACACAGAACCAGAGGCTCTTTGGGGGTAGTCCCCCCAGGGCGGAGGGGCTGACAAATGGCAGTGGAGGATAACGAGGTCGAAGGTCTCGCGCGCGGATTGCTGAACGCGATCGGCGAGGAGGCTCTCGGCGAGACGGGCGGAGATCGGTGGAAGTCTGGACAGCCACTGAATCCTCCGCAGGTTGATGTGCGATCGGAGGGTGGCAGTCCCGCCCCGCCCGCGCCCGCAGCCGACAAGGTGGAAAAGGCTCCGGAAGCTGCGAAGGAAGAGGAGTGGTTCATCCCCGGGAGCTACAAGACCCGTGAGGATGCGATCAAGGGGATTGCCGAAACCCGAAAGTGGGCCAGCGAAGGTTGGGATCGCGTGAAGGCGATGGAGCCGCTGCTGTCGAAGTCGACAGCGACTCCGGAGCCCGTGAGCGATCCACTCGAAGAGCTGGAGAATTTCGGTGTGCCCAAGGCTGCACTGCGGAGCGCGATCGAGCAACTGTCACAGCAAACGGTGACGAAGATGTTCGAGCCCGCGGTGAAGAAGATGGAAGCCGATCGACAGATCCTTTCGAAGTATCCGGAGTATGGGGACAACTTCGACAAGCTCTCACAGTTCGTTCAGGGCCAGCCCGAGCTCCTGGAAAAGGTGACGAAGGCGGAGAGCGCGGGCGAGTTTCTTCTCGCCCGAGAGCTCGCATGGCTCCATTTCGAACGTGAGAATCAAGTGGCGAAGGCGCAGGACCTGACGGAGCGCAACGCAGAGCGCGTCGAGAAGGCGCAGGCCGCCAAGGCGGATGCCGCCGTCACGCGGGCCACAGCGGCCGATACGCGGACGCAGGATGAATGGTTCTCGCCGAATCAGATCTCCGATGAGAAGTTCGGAAATCTGCTCGATCTGGCGAAGGCCGGATATCCGCAGCAGCTCTGGAAGAGCACGATCGGTGCTGTGCTGGAGCGTGATTACCCGTCGGTCTTCGGGGTCGACGGCAAGATCTAGGGGCCAGGGGGCCTCTAGTAGGGGAAAGGGTCAAGGATGACCGCACCTGGTAATTTTGGGGTCTACGGATTTGGATTCCTGGCAGGCGCCGGGGCCAACCGCGAAGACCTTCTGGATCTCATCACGAACATCGATCCCTACGACACCCCGTGGGTGACGCAGGCTCCGAAGGTTCGTGCGCAGCACGTTGTGCACGAGTGGCTGACCGACACGCTCGCCGCAACCAGCACCGCGGGCGCGATCGAAGGAGACGACTGGACCTACTCGACCGCGACCACGCGGCCGACCCGGCGCCTCAACCGCACGCAGATCTTCCGCAAGGACATCGCGGTCTCGGAGACCCAGCGGGCTGTGAATCCCGCGGGCTTCAAGGACGCGTACGCCTACGAGGTTCAGAAGGCGACGAAGGAGCTGGCGCGAAACCTGGAAGCGTCGCTCTTCGTGACGACGACGACGACCGGCGCGACCGGTGCGTCGAACGTCATCCGGACGCTGATTCCGTTCCGCGCGTTCATCTCGACGACGGCGACGGGCGCGGGACAGACGGTTTCCGCGATCAGCTCGACGGCGACGGCTGGGATTCTCACCTCCGCCATCTTCAACTCTGGTCTCGAACGCGCCTATTCGAACGGCGCGAATCCGGAGCAGGTGTTCGTCTCGCCGAAGATCAAGCAGACGATCTCCTCGTTCACGGTGCCGAGCCAGAACCGCAACATCGCTGCAGTCGACAAGAAGCTCATCAACGCGATCGACTTCTACTTCTCGGACTTCGGAATGCTCCAGATCATCACGGATCGCTGGATTCCGCAGGCGACCGTGACGGCAACGGGCACCGCGGCGTCCGATGTCTCGGGGAACGTGTGGTGCTTCGAACGGGCAAAGAACCGTCTCGCGTGGCTCCGACCGATGGCGCACAGCCTCATCGGGAAGAGGGGCGATTCGGTGGCAGGCATGATCCTCGGCGAGGTCACGCTCGAAGTTCTGAACGAGCAGGCCAACTTCGTCTTCACCGGAGCTTCGATCAGCACCGCGTAGTGGCGATGGGGGTGGGGGTCAGGCGGCCCCCACCCTCCATAGGGGGAACGATGGGCACAGGACAAGGCGGCAACCAGGCGAGCAGCAAGCGTCCGATGCGGACGATCAAGAGCGCCGCGCGCAGCCAGGACAACGCAGCCCTCGCTGGGCGCGATCTCTTTAGCCAGCTGTGGGGTGGTGACGTCACAGACGACAACGAGTACGGGCTCTCCTACGAGGCGGTTCCGGAGAGCGATACGCATCCGGACAAGGATGGGAACGGCGGCTGGAAGTCCGCAGCCTCGGACGGCGGGATCACGCGGAGCCGCAAGGTGACGGGAAGCAGTGATCCGACGCCCGGGGGTGGTTTCGAGGACTGATGAGGCTCTGGGTTCTGGCGTTTCTGCTCATCGCATCGAGTGCCGAGGGCGCGGATGTAAAGCTGCGATGGACGTGGCCTGAATTCAACGGCGGAGATTCGTGCTCGGTGGATTCGACGAAGCCCCTTCTGGACTTGTATCGCGGGGAGCTGTTCGTGAAGCAGGTTCCGAACAACCATGAGATGAGCCTCGGGTTCCTTCCCGGTGCAGGCATGGCTGGGCGGAACGACTCGTGCGTGGTGGCGCTTTCAGATTCGATTCACTACGCCGTGTTCTGGATGAATGTCGACGACGGAACCAACGTGAGCTGCATTGGGAACCGGGAGCTCGTTGCGATCAAGGCGCATGACTGGCAGCCGGGCATCATGGGCAGCTACTTCAACAACGAGGATCTGACGGGCCTGTTTGCGAAGCGGGACGACATCGCAATCGCCTTCACCTGGGGGCAAGGTGCACCGCTCGCTGGGATGGGCGTGGACACCTTCTCCGAACACTGGGAGGGGCAGATCAACTTCCCGATTCCCGGGGTATGGGGCCTGACGGGCCTTGTCGAAGACGGCTGGCGCGCATGGGTCGGCGGTGTGTACGTGGCGAATGACTTCGGTGTGCAGAACGTTCACTCATCCAGCTGTCAGTTCAACATCACAGCCGCAGGCTGGACCCCGATCATCGTCGAGGCGATGCACCACAACGGAAATGCGCAGATGACGCTGAGCTGGACGATCCCGGGCGGAGTGACGACCGCGATTCCCGTTTCGAACTGGAGGCATTGATGACGCATTTTGCGAGCGGCGATTGGCCTTTCAACTACGGCCGAACCGGCGCCCTGGAGAAGACAGCGATCAACATGCTCGCGGCGACGGCGAGCACGTCCACCGAAGGCAGCGACATGCTGACCTATCCCGTCCAGCGCACCGGGATTTACCGGGTGACGACATCCATCCGCATCCGAACGGGTTCCACTGCAGGCACCTCCCATACGGTGAAGGCGCAGGTTGCGTTCAACGATGGCAGCGCGCAGGCCGCGTGCGATGTGCTCCTCGTGAATCTGGGCGTGGGCACCGTGACGGCGATTGATGCGAAGACAGCGAACCTTCGCATCATGCAGACGTGCGCGTTCCTGGCTACCGCTGGGACGAACATCGTCATCACGACGCTGAATACGATCACAGGCGTTGGCACCGGCACATACGATCTGATGTACGTCATCGAAGGTGTCTGATGAGAGAAGCGCGTAAGTCGCAGCACGAGAAGCTGGACAAGATCATTCAGCTGCTGCACCGAAACAGCTGCCTTCTGGAAAAACTTATCCGAGCGGAGGTAAAAGAAATGGGAGCACTTGACGATGTGAATGTCGCCCTCGACGGCCTGGTTGCGGACGTGACGGTTCTCAAGGCTGGCAAGGATTCCGCGATCGGTCTGCTGAACGGTCTCGCGGCGAAGCTCGATGCGCTCATCGCAGCGGGCGGAGATCCGACGGCGACGCTGGCGAAGGTTGCGGACCTGAGCGCTGAGATCAAGGCGACGACGGACGATCTGGCGACCGCGGTGGTTGCCGACACACGGTAGGTGAACGATGCCTGGGATGAAGAAGACGATGCACGAATTCAAGGCGGGGAAGCTGCATAGCGGGTCGAAACACGGTCCTGTGGTGCAAAACCGGAAGCAGGCAATCGCGATCGGTCTGTCCGAGGCACGGGAAGCGGGGGAGAAGGTTCCCCCGCGTTCTCGGCCCACGCGGACGAAACGAGGATAGTGATGGACGTTCCGAACCGACGAAGGGCGGAGCCGTACCGGCGGATGACGGCGCGGAATGCCGTTCCGAACCAGCCGGAGGAGCAGCCGACGAGCATGGGCGAGGCGATCGTCAAGGCGTACCAGGCTCCGAGGAAGAACGACGCCGCTTACCAGAGCTACCTGAAGAAGGGTTCGAAGGCGAGCGGGACACTGACAGCAAGCGAGACAGGGGCTCGCGGGATGGCGAATCAGGGTGAAATTGATCGCCTGAAGGGGCTCATCAAGACAGGGAAACGTCTCGAAGGCGAACGGGCCAAGAAGGCCAAGAGGGAGATTGCCTGATGGCACGAGCGAATCCGAGGGACCGCGAGACGCGGACGAAGGCCGCGGTCGCGAGTATGAATAAGGTGCATGACCTCATCACCACGGGGCCGGGGAATCTGATCGGCTCGATGATCGAGAAGGCCAAGCTGAAGGGCAAGCCCGGAAGCGGAACCCATACGGCGACGGAAACTGGGGCGAAGCAGGCCGCGGCGGATCGGCTCGCGAAGCGGAACAACAAGGCGGTCATGGACTCCGCGGGCTCGACCGAGAGCTTCGAGGATCTCATCTCTGGGAAGAAAAAGAGCTACTGATGGCTAAGCATGTGCTGGATCTCGCGGACAGGAAGCTCGTCGACAGCATCACGTCGGCTGAGGAGCTGGGGAAGCGGCTTCCACAACGGATGACATCGTTCTTCGAAGGCATCGAGGAGAAGCGCGAGCTGGTCTCGACCGTGGGCCACGTGGGCCGCTTTACGAAGAAGAGCGGCTTCACCGACGACGGCTCCATGCAGCACTTCGCCACGGTTCCGCTCTCTGTGTTCAGCGCGATGCTAGAGATCGATCCCGAGTTCGGCACGAACCAGGAGAAATTCCTCGCCTGGCTGAGGCGCAATCCCCAATACGGAACCACGGAGAGGATTCCATGATCGGCGTTTATAGTGCCATTCCGCTCGAACCGAGCGGCTGCTTCTACTACCGGGTGCATGTGCCGCTTCGTGGAATCCAGGACGCGGGGCTGGGCCAGTATTACGTGGACACGGGCCGCGGACTGACGGAGAAGGAGCGGGCGATCGCCGCAGCGACGAGCGACATCGTTCTCTTCTACGCCTCGACAGGCGATGCGGTCACGGCGTCCATCAAGCAGCTGAAGGCGATGAAGTCCGGGTTCGCGGACGATGGGACGACGGTCATCCATCCGCCGAGCCTCGTGTTCGACATGGATGACAACCTCGACTTCGTCCATCCGTTCAACCACGCCTTCGTCCGTCTGGGGACCAGGAACTGGGACGGCGAGAAGCTGAACCCGGGCGACGACCTGATGGGTCGTATCGGCGACGAGACGTTTCCGATCTGGGAAGACAAGAAGACGAAGAGCGATGGCTTCGAGTTCAACATCGCCATGAACCACGCGACGGTGCAGAACGCGCACATGAACGCGAGGCTGTGTGACGGCGTGACCGTGCCTTCGACGCACCTCATGGAATACTACAGGGACGAGCTCGGCGTGAAGAACCTCTACCAGTATCCGAACAGCGTCATTCCGGGCGACTATCCGAAGGCGCAGCTCGCACCTCGAACGGACGGCAAGGTGCGGATTCTCTGGCAAGGTGGTGGAAGCCACATGCCGGACTGGTTCCCGCTACGCGATGCCGTCAGGGAGGTCTGCGTCCGGTATCCGCAGGCCGTCTTCGTGATCTGGGGAACGAACTTCAGGTGGATTCACGACAACATCCCTGATGGGCAGATCGAGTTCGTGAACTGGGTCGGCTACGACGGCTACAAGGCGTATCGGACGCTGATTGATGCGGACATCAATCTGTGCCCGCTCGTGAACAACATCTTCAACCGCGGCAAGAGCTGCATCAAGTGGTACGAGGGCAGCATTCTCTCCCGACCGGAAGCGACGCTGGCTGCGAACGAGAGGCCGTATTCCGAGGAGATGGTGGACGGCGAGACCGGCCTGCTCTATGACCATCCGGATGAGTTCGTTCAGAAGCTCGGCGCGCTGATCGAAAGCGCGGAGCTGCGTCAACGTCTCGGGGAGAACGCCAAGAAGTGGGTGTTGGAAAACAGGCTCTATACGAAGACAGCTGTTGGGCTCCATGAATTCTACCAGGAGCTTCGCGCTCGCAAGGAACGCGAGAGCCTGCTGGAGGTCTAGGTGTCGAAGACACGGCTCGCAGCGACGCAGTACATCGCCCGAGCGTTGGGCGCAGAGGGCAACACGACGCAGCTGAATGCGGCGTCGGACGCCTTGCTTGCGGCGGTGCAGGAATGGAATCTGCGGAGGGACTGGCACTTCCTCCTGATGGATACAGCGGACAGCTTCACCGTGGCTGGGTGTGCGAACACGGCGGGTGCGGTGACCACGACCACGACGGACGGATTTGCTGGGATCAACGTGGGCCAGACCTTCACGGTGACCGACGGCGCACCTGCGGGCACGTACACGGTAGCCACGATCGTCTCGACGGCATCGATCACGGTGACCGGTGGCGGGGGTAACTTCGCCAGCGAGACGTTGACGTTCGCGACGGCGGACATTCCGACGATCGTTGGGACGGATACGTACAACCTTCCGACGCCGTTCAAGCGGCCGTACATCGCGCGGATCATCAGTGGAAGCGAGCGGAGCCTGGACTGGAAGGATCAGAAGGTGATCGACAAGATGTTCCAGAGCCAGAGTCCGCCGAGCCTTCCGGCGTTTTACAACCTGTTCAACCGGTCGAGCTTCACGCAGGCGAGGCAGAACGGGAAGATCCGGCTGTTTCCCATTCCGAGTCTTGCGGAGACGCTGAGGGTTCGCTACTACAGGCCGATCGCAGAGCCCGTCGGAGACAGCACGTTGCTGGATGTTCCGGACAGGTATATCTATGCGCTGCTGGAGACGGCACGGTGGCACTATTTGAAGAATCATGATGCCGAGACGGCACGGCTCGCCATGACAGATCAGAAGGCGGAACAGATGTTCCAGAGGTGCGCCGCGGATGACGAGGGCGAGACGGATGATCGGGACATCGGATTCGTCGCCCAGGTCGATCATGCGATGCAGCACCAGATCATAACGGATGAGATTGCGGGGTGGCCGTAATGGCTGGGGAGCCCACAACGCATGTCGAGCCCCTCGATCAGGGCCTGGTGACCGCAAGGGACCAGGCCCTGTTGCAACCCGGGGAGCTAGCGCGCGCCGACAACTGCGTCTACATGCCGAACGATCCGTGTATTCGGAAGACGAAGGGTCGGACGGTGTTCAATGCGACGCCCATCACCGGGGCTCCGATTGTGAAGGGGCTGCGGTTTCTGAATTTCGATACGGCCACGCCGCTGCTGGTTGCGCATGTCGGAAGCGACTATCAGAGCACGACGATGACTGGCGAGACGGGCGGGCCGTTCGCAGCGCTGGCGACGGGGGTTGGAAGTGGCAATACGCTCGAAGCTGTCCAGTATAACGACAAGCACTACCTGCTGAATGGGGTTGGGCCGCAGAACTACGTCGTGAAGAGCGACGGGACGACTCGGCTTCAGGGGCTGCAGCCGGTTGTGAATGCGCCGGTCGTTGGCTCAATCTCCGGCAGCTGGAATAACGCGACGGGCGTTGGATACTACTACTTCCTCACGGTAGAGCTGGTGAATCCCGATTCGGCGGATGAGATCGAGAGTGGGAATTTCGCCACGGATGGCGATCTGCTGGGTGCGGTTTTTCAGTATACGTCGGCGAATATCACGACGACGAGCGTGACGGTGACCCGGCCCTACGTGAATGGGTCGCTGAGCTCGCTCAATCCGACGGCGACGCACTGGCGGATCTACATGGCGGGGCCGTATTCGAGCCCGCAGGCTCCGATCCGGAGCGATTTCTACAGTGTGGGCAGTTCGATCGATATTGGATCGTCGATCGTGACGATCGGAAATACGCTTGCGACCGGGACGAACGATCGGGTGCCGACAGCGGATTCGATCCAGGCGTTCGGCGGGTGGACGAATCCGACGCGGGCAGAGGGGTCGACGGGCGCGGACTTTACCGGGGCGAATAACAATAGTGGGGCGACGACTGCGGCGCAGAATGTTTCGACCAGGTGGCGGACGTTTGGGTTTGCTGGGCTGACCGGCACGTTCAATGGGATCACAGTGCTGGCGAAGGTTCGTGGGCGTGATGCGCCCATCACCCAATTCAAGCTCGGGATTCGGTTGAGCTGGGATGGCGGGGTGAGCCTGACGAACGAGCAGACGATTACGTGTGATGTAAGCGGGTCGAGCTTCTATGACCGGGCGCAGAGCTTTGCCAGCTGGCGCATTCTGACGTTCGGCGGACCGAACAATCCGTGGGGCCGGGCCTGGAACCTGGGAACAGAATTCACGGATGCGAACTTCGGCGTGATCGTTCGATACGCAGGGAGCAGTGGTCCGAATATCGAACTCGACTATGTGAAGGTTACGGTTCACAGCGCGTCGAGTGCGGCGAATGCGCTGCAGATCACGAAGGGGAGGCAATTCCCGGTTTCGGTCATCAGCGTGGCGGGCATCACCACCGTTCAGAGCAGCCACGGATTGCCGCCGGTTGCGACGACGGGCGAGATCTTCGAAGACCAATTCGTGACGAACGATGTGGCGGATGCGAGTCGGATTACCTATAGCTTGCCGACGCAGCCGGATTACTTTCCGCTGCTCTACTTCATCAACTTCGAGACGAAGCAGACGGACGAGGTGACGCTCGTCAAACGTCTCGGGGACAAGTTGCTCGTGGGGCAGAAGACCCAGCTCTTTCGGGTGAACTATCTACCGCGGGAAACGGACAGCGAATTCGACCGTGGACGCTGCTACGAGACGATCAGCGAAGGGCAGGGCGTTGTGGGCGTTCAGGCTGCGGCAACGTTCACTGCGCCTGGGGGGCCGCTTCTCATGGCGTTCGTCTCCTATTCCGGGATTCATGCGACGGATGGGTTCCAGGTGGATACGCTGGTGGATGACCTGGATTGGCAGAACACGGTGGATCTGCCGACCGCGGCGGATACGACGGACTATCTGAAGAATTGCATCCTGGTGGACTATCCACAGAACTACTGGCTGGTGCTCTACTACACGCCGACCGGCGGAACGACGAATACGAAGGCGCTGGTGCTGCACTACCACCCGAGTCAGAGGAAGCCGAGCGGGAAGTTGAAGGTGACGGGGCCGCTCACCGTGGCTGCGCTCAGCGCGACGCTCGGGAGAGTGAATGACTCTCCGGTTCTGCTCACGGGCTCGACGGGCGGGGTGGTGTATGTCGAGGACCGCGGCTACACCCAGAACCAAGGCGGGACGCTCGCTGTCGACCTCCGGACGAGGGAGATGTATCCCTGGGGCATGGACGAGACGGGGACGGTTGAGGGGTTGCTCATCCGACACGACCAGGATGCGACAAGCACGGTCACCGTGCAGCCGAGGCTGCGTGAGGCAGACAATGCGCAGACCACGGGCGAGACGCCCGTGACGTTCACGACGGCGCAGGCGGGGTGCGCGAGCTTGGACTTTCATTTCTTCTGCGACAGCTGGCAGCTGCAGCTCACGGAGCCTGGTGCGGATGGTGGGGCTGGGATGAGGATCTCGGCCATTCTCGCGACTGTGGTCTCGCACGGAGCTCCGGAGTAGCGATGCGCCACTACCAGTCCATGCGGGTTCCGCCCTTCGTCGATGCGAATCTGCGCGGCGAACTCAGAAAGCTCGACCAGTGGGCGCGGATGATGAGCACGCAGAATGCGCGGACCGTCACCCTGCCCCAGGGGACGCCGAGCGGGAGTGTGGGGGCGAACCTGGGGGATTACCTGTATCTGCCTGGAAGGGATGCGGGCCAGATCAGCTTTAAGCGGGTCAGGTTCCAGGCGAAGGCGATGCCTTCGGGTGGAACGAATGTTCCGGATACGAATCAGAGCGGCTTCGGGCTTATGAGCACGCTGAGCCCTGACGGGTTGACGAGCGTGAACTTCTGGATCGAGGGGAGCGGTGCAAATCTGCCGCTTCGAACCGTCCGAGAGTGGGTCTTCCCCGCGTTCAATGAGGTTGAAGGAGAAACTGCTGGCGTTCACTACTTCGTTGACGCGAGCGATTACCAGTCGGTTCAGTTCAAGACACTCAACCAGTGCCGATGGGTTGCGGGGACGAGCGGCGGTGAGGGCTGGTTGGATATTACGGGCACTCGGATGATGCAGTGGACGACCGAGAACATGCTCGGGAACCGGAACGCGACGACTCATGCGCAGACGGCGACGAGGCCGGTCGTGCAGATTCCGGGGTTGGATGTGCTGAGCGGCCTGGTTCCGGCGTCATCTTCGCGAGACTTCAGCCATACGCTGGGCATCATCCGGAGCACGCTAACCGGAAGTGCGCCGACAACGACGCCGTTCGAGATCGGCGGGGTTGTGTATGGCGGAGATACACAGAAGGAGCTCTACACGACGCCGGGTGGGGCGCATGGAACGTATCCGGGGCCGACGCAGAACGATTTGCTGCAGTGGAATCCGGCGTTCACGATCGTCGGAGATGTGACCATCGGCAGTCCGACGATCATCAACATCACGAGCACCGCGGGTTTGAAGGTTGGGATGCGCGTTCGAGATGTACGAACGAGCGCGTCGTATGTTGAACGGTTCATCAAGACGGTTCTGACGATCAACTCCATCGAGACGAGCGCGGACTTCAGTGAGATTGCGAACCTGACCTTCGTCTGCCATGGGCCAACCTGGATCTCGACCGTCTCGATCACAGGAATTCAACATAGCAACCTGACAGGGCTCGTTGATCCGGCAGATGACCATACGCAGTATGTGAACTTGAATGGACGCACCAATGGTCAATGGATCGGAAACTATGCCACTACACCTCCAGTTCATCCGACTGCCGGGAAATATGACTTCGGCATCTCGGGTGGGCAGCTGTTGCTTGATCCGAATGACCAGGACTTCACACCTGTTGCCGGGAAGGGATTTGATCTGCGAACGAAGCCGACCAGCGCGGTTGCTGGAGCTGCACGGTTCTTCTACAGCGTTGACTCGCAGACGACAGGCGGCTTGTCGGCCGCCTCGGACTATACGATTCAGGGGACGTATAACGGATCGACCGCGCTCATCTTGCGGGGGATTCAGTTTACAAGCCTGAGCTTGGGCGTTGGTGGGACGAGCACTGTTACAGAGTTCACCTGCTCGTTCTTCTCAATCTCGGCACCGACGATCTCCGGTGGATCGATTGGGCGTATGGCCGGGAGTCGGTATTCGATCTCGGCTTCGACGACGGCGCACTCGATGACGAACGGCCTGTCAGGGATCGAGATCTTGCTTGGACCGAATGCGCTGACCGGAAACATGATCGGCGTGAATGTGAGCGCTGTTAGCTCCAGCACGGCGACCGGAGCGTGTGCGTTCTATGGGTATCTGATTGGGAATGGAAGCAGTATCCCGTTCAACGACACAGGTATTACGGATTGGCGCGGGCTACACGTTCCGAATCGGCCAACGAATCCGACCGGGACGATTCGAGGGCTGTCGATCGGCGACATCATGTCGCATCACGTCGGAGAGTTTCGGTTCGGCTCGACGGCGAATCCCGCGCACATGGCGGACTTCGCTGCGGGGACGACGGGACTCGCTCCGATTCGGCTCGCGGCTGGGACGAATCTCACAGCGGCTGCGGCGGGGTGCGTGGAATACGACGGGACGGATCTCATGTTCACCCACGGAGATGCCGTTCGGACGAAGGTCGTCACGCAGCGCGGGGCAGTGAATGCGGTTGGGCAGACGGCGGCGGTTGGGGCGACGACGGTCTATGCGGCCCCAGCTGCGGGGTATTACGTGCTGCACTACACGCTGGAGATGACGGCGTTCACCGCGGGGACGATCCAGATGCAGGTGAACTACACGGACGATATTGGCGCGACGAACCAGACGGGAGCTGCGGTCGCCGCGCTCGGGCGGGACCGCGGGGCGTTCGAGGTGTACGTGAATGGAGCACAGAACATCCAGTACCAGACGAACGCGGTCGGTTTCACCGGGACGTACACCGTGAGAGCGAGGCTCGAATACCTTGGCTAACAAGACGCAGGCGAAGGCCGTGATTGACTCGGCAGCGGCGCTTGTCAAGACAGATGTCGACAACCTCCCAGTTGGAGTAGACATCTCTACGGGAAGCATGATGTTCACGCCGACGAGGTGGGAACTGCGGCTGAATGCGACGACACAGGCTGCTGCGGATACGCTGGCGACTCAGATCGAAACGGCGCTGACAGCTGCTCTTCGGCCGTGGCAGGAGAAGCGGGGAGGTCGCAGGGCCGATGATGGCGTGTCGGCGAAGTTCATCACGATCACGACATCGACGGGAAGCTACACGATTCTGGGGTTCTAGGAGGCCATGGATGGCTGACTACGCGAAGGATCTGGCCAGCAAGTTCGGGGTCGGCCAGCAAATGACGGATACGCAGAGGCTGTATCAGTTTCTGCTGCAGAGTCCTCAGTTCCAGCAGGCGATGACGGAGAACAACCTGGCTGGAGCTCAGGCCAGCAACGACATCAGTGCCGGGCTCTCGCAGCGGGGGCTGAGCACGAGTGGGATCGGAACGGTCGCCGGTGCGCTCGGGAAGAGCGCGTCGAGCTTCGGAGCCAGCGCCTTGAAGGGCGGGCTGTTCGGCACGGCTGGGAGTATGGCGAGCCAGAATCTGCTCGCTCGGCTCCAGGCGTATTCGAGCTATAAGAATGCGAAGGCGAGCCAGCCGAGCTTCCTGGAAGGCCTGGCGGGCGGCGTGCTGAGCGCTGGCGGTGCGGTGCTCGCTGGGCCTGCGGGTGCGGCGATCTTCGGTGGCGGGGCGAAGCCGATGCCGGGACCCATGCAGCCGGGGCAGGAACGCCCGATGTATAGCGGAGGCTGACATGCCCACCGAGACGAAGAAGAAATCAGATACGAAGATGGCGAGCCAGTACAACAGGCCGGAGGGACCGCTGTTCGGCGGGTTCAATCCGGCGATGCCGGGCGACACGCTGGCGAAGCCGGTGTTCACGGCGCCGACGATCCCTGCGGCGCAGGATGCGGGCTATCAGGCGGGGAAGCAGGCGTTCGGCCCGAGCTCGACGTTCACGTTCACACAGAGTCCGAGTGCGGCGGTCAGCGAGACGTTCAAGTCGAGTATTGCGGAAAAGGGTCCGACGGAGTCGAGCGGCACGCCTGGCATGATGGCGTTCGATCCGATTCCGCCGCCCCTGAGCTCGTCGGATATTGCGAGCGCGTTCCAGCCGCTGTTCTCGGAGATCCAGAGTCAGGTGGCTCCGCCGCACCAGGTCGCGCCGCCGCCGACTCCGGCGATGGCGACGTTTCTGAGTGTGCTGGCTGGGAGTCTTGGGGCGCAGCTGACGAAGAACCCGGCGGTGCAGGACAGCATCATGCGCACCTTGGCTGAGAATGAGCAGCGAAGGAAGGCGATCGAAGATCAGAATTATGCGAACGATGCGGTCTTCAATCAGCAAAAGGCGAGTCAACGTCTCGCGGCTACGGGGAAGGTGATCGAGGCGGAGCTGGATTCGGCCATCAAGGCGAACGATATGGACCGGGTGATGAAGGCGCAGCAGAACCTGGAAAAGCTGAAGGGCTACCTGGATATCCAGAACACCCAGGCCCGCGAGACGTCTGAGTTCAACCAGGCCGTGAAGGTTGAACAGATGAAGACCGATGCGCAGGATGCGAAGGATGCGAAGGGCCTTGATCCGAAGGACTACATCTCCAGGCGCGGAGATCTCATCAAGTCGAAGCTCCCGGAACGCGGGGGCGTGATGGGCAAGATCTCGGAGGCGATCACGGGGCCGAAGATGACGAAGGCCATGGAAGTCGCACGCGTGGACAAGGAGGGGCTGAGCTCCGGGAATCCGAACACGGTGAAGATCGCGCAGCGGAACATCCTGCAGGATGCGATGAAGCTCGCTGGCGTGGACATGGCGACCATCGATAAGAAGGGGTTCGAGAAGCTGAAGGCGAAGCTGAAGGAAGTCTGGGATATCACGCCCGAAGAGCTGGGCCTAGAAATGAGTGAATAGCCCATGGCTACGCTGCGGCTGCGGACACCAGGAACGAAGCCGGATTCCACGAAGACAGATTCGACACGGGCGGAGCCCGTGGATTCGACGGATTACAAGACCCAGGCCCGAGAAGTGGCTACGCGGCATGGGCTCGATCCGGAGGTGTTTTCCAGTCTCATCAACCAGGAGTCGAAGTTCAATCCGAACGCGAAGAGCGCAGCGGGCGCGATCGGCCTTGGGCAGCTCATGCCGGACACGGCGGCGGAGCTGGGTGTTGATCCGCGAGATCCGGCTCAAAACCTGGAGGGAAGTGCTCGGTATCTGAAGCAGCAGCTGGACAGGTTCGGCGACTATCCCACGGCGCTCGCTGCGTACAACGCGGGGCCGGGGAATGTGCAGAAGTATGGGGGGATTCCGCCGTTCCCGGAGACCCAGAACTATGTCGCGGCCATTGGCGACTCGTCCATGCGGGCAACGATGGCCCAGACGCCGGATACGGCGAAGGCTCAGGCTGCAGCGGATACGACGAACGGACTGCAGAAGATCAAGCTGAAGCTCCGGGAGCCGGGTGGGAAAACCGCCGAAGGCGGTGGTGGCCCGCTCGAATTCCTGGGTGGCATGGCGAAGGATATGTTCGATGGGGCGGTGGGGCCGTTCGTTGCGGCGAGCGAGGCGGGCCAGGCGATTCTGAGTGATCCTGGCGTCCAGATGCTGCCCACGAGTGAGCAGCATGAGCACCAACAGAAGGCCTTCGATGCTGCGGTGAAGGGGGCTGCGTTCTGGGGAAGCATGTTCGTCGGCGGGCCGCTGATGAAGCTGCCCATGGCCATGGCTCTGAGGCTCGGAATTGCGGGCGCCGCGAGTGGCGCGGTGTTCGAGGGGGTGACGCGGCTGCCCCAGACGATGACGGGCGAGGTGAGTCCTGGGGATTGGGTGAAGGATGTCGCTGTCGCCGGGACGTTCGCTGGGCTGACGGGCGGGACGCTGGCCTTCGCTGGGCCGAAGATCGCGCAGGCTGCGTACAAGGTGGGCGCTGGGAGCACGGCGGCGCTGTTCGGCACGGCGCAGAAGGTGATCGACCTGACGCCCGGAGGGCGCGCGGTGCAGGCCAAGGTGGCCGCCTTCACACGCGAGGCGAACAGCCATGTGTGGGACCCGGTGTTGACGAGTGGGCGCAGCTTTCTCCAAAAGGTGGGGCTGAATCCCCTCGTTCAGCAGCTGATGATGAGCCGGAGCGTCGGGGCGACGCTGGCTGGGAAGTATGTCTCCGGGTTCGTGAGGAACACGGAGGGTCTCACGGGCGATGAGATGAGCCTCATGGGCGGGATGCTCGACCGGATCAACTTCAAGCAATTCGAAGTTGATCCACTTGCGCAGCGGTTGCTGCGGAGCGGGACGCCCAGAACCCAGGAGATCCTTCAGAGGGCTTGGGCCGAGAGCGAGCGGCTGCAGTCGGTCGGCGAGGCGATCGCGAAGGCCGGAATGCAGACGTATCATCCGGATACGGATGAGTTCCACAAGTTCCTGCTGCGGGATCGGTATTTGCCGCACCGGTTCGTCGACTGGGAGCAGTACGCGGTGGATGGGCCGGTCCGGAAGAAGGCGATCCTCGCCATCGAGAAGTCGCATAACTATACGACGGAAGATGCGACGATCTGGGTGGATAACTTTGCGAAGAGGGTGAAGTCAGAGACCGAAGAGTTCCTGACCGATCCGACGCGGTTCAAGTCGGGAGCCAGTCACTATCGGATCGGAAGGTTCGCGAATCTGCCGGGGTTCGAAAGGGATGTGTCGAAGATCCTGCCCCAGTATTACGACTCGGCCAGCCGTCGGCTGGTGCTGCACGCCGCGTTCGGTCCGGTAGAGGCTACGGAACAGGCGCTGCAGAAGAGCTTGTTCCAACGCGGAGATCTCGGAGAGCGGATGGCGCCCGTGGAGGGCGAAGAGGCTCTCATCGCTCGGCAGCAGGCGTCGATCGTCGGAGATCCGAATCAGACATCGATGTTCACGCCGGACCAGGAGACGCAGATCCGCCAGTCGCGCGGAATGCCGAGGACGCCCACACTGCCGCCTGAGTCGCATACGACGGAAGAGATCATCGCCGAGGCGAAGGTGGATCACATGCGGAACGCGAAGAAGGAGTTCGCGATCCAGAGCCGGTATCCGAGGGCGTTTGCGCAGCTCGCGCTGATCGAAGATCCGACGCAGCGAAGGCTCGCGCACGAGATCGTGGGTCGACAGCTCGGGGCGCTGCAGACCGCGGCGTTCGGCGAGAATGTGTTCTCGAAACTCGCCAAGCTGGAGGTCATCACGAAGCTGAGCCTCGGCGCCATCGCTCAGCCGAGCCAGATGCTGAGCGCGGTCGTTCGCACCGGGTGGAAGGGCGCGTTCAAGAATGTGCTGCGGACGTTTGCGAACGATCCCGAGGCGATGGACTTCGCACTGAGGGCTGGGGTTACGCTGCGAAGCATCGTGAGGGAAAGCGAGCAGAGCCTCACCGGCGGCGAGACGGACTTCTTAAAGCGCGTGATGTTCACCCAGCTGGACATGAAGAGCCGGGTGTTCGGGGCGCTTCAGGGTGCGAGCTTTGCGGAGCATCAGGCGAGCCAGTTGACGAAGTACCTGGCGATGGAACAGAACGGGTTCACGACGCGGAAGATCCAGCAGATCGAGGAGAAGCTGGTTGGCCTCGGTCTCGACCCGCTGAAGATCACACAGCGCGGTGGACATCTCACGGAGGAGGAGCTGCTCCACGCGGGGCAGACGGTCAGCATGGATGTCAACTTCTGGGGCGATAGTCTCGAACTGCCGAGCTATTTCCGAAGCCCGACGGGACGGTTCATCACGCAGTTCAAGAGCTTCGGATTCCAGCAGTCGAAGCTCGTGAAGGATCACGTGGTGAAGCCTGCGCTGCTGTGGGCGGAAAGCGGTGGGAAGAAGGGAGATATTGGGCCGTTGACGCGGATGGCGCTCACCATGCCGCTCGGCGGGGAGATCATCACGGACCTGAAGAAGTTCATCCGGGGACGTACACGGACTGATCCGCCGGTAGAGCGCGTTATGACGAACATCGCGAACGCGGCGGGGTTCGGCCTGGCCTACGATGCGTGGGATAGTTTGAAGTATGGGACGAGTGGGGCGCTGGGGTTCCTCACGGGCCCGATCACGGGTACGGGAGCGAAGGCTGTGGAAGCTGGATACAGCGCTCTCGCGAAGGGAGATCCGGCGAAGCTGGTGAGATTCTCCATCGAGACGGGCCTGCCCGCGGCCGTCGCACTGACTCCGGGTCTGCAGGCGGCGTTGCCTGCGGTCTCCACGCTCGCACCTGCTGCAGCGAATCTCGTTCTCGGGGAGAAAAAGTGAGTGATGCGTTTTGGATAGCTCTGTTCGCTGGGTTGCCTGCGACGTTGGCAGTCATCATCTCGGGGATTCTACAGGGGAAAAAGACGGACAAGGTGGCGAGCGAGGCCAAGGCGGCGGCAGTAGGAGTAGCCGTTGAAGCAAGGGAAGTGGCAGCAGGCGTGGACAGCATCGCCAGCAGCAAGCTCGATGTGATCCATTCGCTGGTGAACCAGAGACTCGCCTCTGAGACGAGGATGAAGGAAGCGGCACTCGCGCGGGTGAAGGAACTGGAAGAGAAGATCGGGGGGACGAAGTGACGAAGAAGTGGTGGCTGTCGAAGACGGTGTGGAATGCGTTCGCGCTCGCGTTGCTTGGGATCTATAACGCAATCGGGCCGATTCAGCATTGGCCTCCGGTCCCGATGTGGCTTCTGGCGCTGCTCGGAGCATCGGGCATCACACTTGCACGGGTCTCGAACACGACGCTGACGAAGTGAGCAAGTTCGGACTGAAGTGGCTCGCGAAGGCTGGGAATCTGGTCGGGAAGGTCGTCGATGCGGTTCGGGCTGGCCTGAAGGCGTTCAAGGGAGGTACGTGATGCTGATGATTATCCTGATTGTGAGCGCGTTGCTGCTGACGATCGCGGCGGGTATCGGCAAGGTTCCGCTGTGGATCGCAGTGCTGCTGCTGTGCATCATCGAGTTTCTCCAAATGGGACCGAAGTGACCCTGGGGGAAAAGCAGAGGCTGTTCGCTGGGCTCGTGGGGAAGCTGCTCGTTCACGTCTATGAGAGCGGCTACGAAGTAACCCTGGATTGGGCATATAGGCCGCCAGAGGTGGCGGCCTATTATGCAGACCTCGGAATCGGGATTCGAAGCTCGCTGCACACGGTGAAGCTCGCGATCGATCTCAACTTGTTCAAGGATCAAACATGGCTTCGAACCACGGCCGACCATAGGCCGTTCGGCGAATGGTGGGAGGAGCAGCATCCGATGTGCTGCTGGGGTGGTCGGTTCGGCGATGGGAACCACTACAGTCTCGCACATGATGGTAAGAAGTAACGAAGTGCTCGGCCCATGGCTGATCGATGCCGATCGATCGCATCATGACGTAGAGCTTGAGCTGGTCAGGCGACCAGGACACTCATCTCTCCCCAATTTGCGCCCATCTTCAGGTTGACGGGAACCCGGAAGCCGGGAGCGATGTTGGAGAATTCGCACTCCAGAACGGACCGTAGCGAGCGGAAGAGGTCACGGTCCAGGTTCTCGGTAGGGAACTCCAAGAGAAAGCTGTCGTGGACGGTGGTAACGAGATGACCATTCCACTCACCGGCGAAGGCTTCGAGCGCGGGAAGACGGGTCCAGAGGATGTCCGCCGCGTCGGATTGCGGAAGGTATGCAAGCATTTCTGGAACATCACCAGAGTGCTGAGTGCCGTCATGGTCCCTCCATCGGTGGTAGAAGTAGCGCCGACGGCCGAAGGCGTTCGTTAGATAGCCGAGGGTGGTTCCCTCACTGACGACACGCTGACGCCACGCCCATAGCATCGGGTATGCAAGTGAAAGTCGGGCTTGGAGATCAGCGCACTCAGATTCGGAAATGGCTTGTCCGTGCTGGCGGAGTACCGTAGCCAGTTTCCTTGGACCGGCCCCGTACATCGACCCATAGAGCAGGTTTTTTGCACGTGTTCGATCACACCCCACGCGGTCCATCGTAGTTGCATGGACATCCCCCGTTTTCAGAGCCTCGATTAGAGCAACATCTCCGGAACGAGCTGCGGCGATCCGTAATTCTATCTGAGAATAGTCCGCTTCGATGAAGTGAAAATCGTCTTCGCTTGGGATGAACAGCCGCCGGGCTTCCTCGGGCTGGTTCTGGATATTCGGCTCGGAGCTCGCCAGGCGGCCGGTGGCTGCGGCGCCGGAGTCCGTATCCTTACTCACGGGAAGGTACGAGGGATGAACGCAGCCCCCACGACCGAGCTCCATGGTGGCGTAGACCGAGCGCAGCTTCGAGGTCTTGCGAACCGCGAGGAGCGTATCGATCGTCTCGGGTGCTCGGGTGCGCAGAGCACGGAGGGCTGCTTCGTCCGTTGTGACACGCGGGCCTTCCTTCGTCCGCTCGAACTGCTCGGGAAGACCCATGTCCTTGTAGAAGAGCTTCTTCAGCTGGCTCGGAGAGTGCGGATCGATGGTCGGATGGATGGCCTGCCACTCGGCCAGGTGGGTTTCGAGGCTGCGCGATAGCGAAGCCTGCCAGCCTCCGAGGTGGATGCGGTCCACCTTCAGCCCGCGGCGCGTCATGTTCATGAGGGTGCGGAGCGCGGGCATCACGACGCGGCTGAAGTGCCCGTACATGCCCGTCTCGCTGAGGAGGTTCAGCATCCTCTCGGCGAGCAGAAGGGTCACCGAGACGTCGATAGCGTTGTAGCGGGGCTCATCGGTGGACGAGAGGTGCTTCCAGGGCCGGAGGTCCAGATAGAGGCTCGCGACTTTCTCCAGGCCCTTGTAGAGATCCGGTTGCAGCATGTGGGCTGCGAGCATGGTGTCGAAGAGCGCGGTGTCAGGGAACTGGACACCAGCGGCTTCCAGACGCGGAATGTCGAAGGCGAGGTTGTGGCCTACGAGGAGGGTGGGGTTGTCGTCTAGGATCGCTTGGAAGCAGGCCTTCGTGTTCGCTGTCCAGCGGGAGGTCCAGACACCCGCGCCGGTGGCGACGCCGATGCGGTCGATCGGCCCGCCGATGCCCTGGGTTTCGATGTCGAAGGCGATGATGCCGTCGGTTCCGATGGACTGGAAGGGGAGCTCGTCGTAGGGAAACTGAAGGGGCCGGAAGCTGCTGTCGAGGGATCGTTGAAGGCGTTGCAGGTCGGCTTTGAGGGCCGGGAGGGTCTTGAAACGGGATTCTTCGATGGCTCGCGGCGACAAGGTGGGGATGATCCACCGGAGCGTAGCTCCGAGATCCAGAACTCGCTGGCGACTGACCATGCCGAACTTGGGGTCGCCCTTCGTGTGGAGGGTTTCCGAGCCCTTCTTGCGGGTCGTGCGGTAGAGGCCAATTTGCTCCCGCTCGCGGATCGTGATGGGAACGCAGTCGTCTCGATCGAACAGGTACCCCCGACACGAGACGATCGACCGGCGGATGCCGGAGAGGAAGCCGAAGGCCTCACCTCCGAGGCAGAGCGCTGACAGAGCCCCTGAACTCATCAATTCTTGTTCTAGAATGGCTAGGGGCTGGGACGCGTCCACCACGAGGCAATCCGCGCGGTCGATGCCGACATGACTTGCTGTTCTCCAGAAGGTGGAATAGCCAGGGAACCCGTCAGGGTTCCCTGTCACTGCGATCAGATAAGGGGGCATCCTTGCCCATCCGTTGTAAGAGGCGGATTACCCGGTCCTTGGGTTCCTCGAACAGATCGAGCTGACGCTGGCGAACTAGTTCGTGGCGAAGAGAGAGGGCTCCGACTCGAATCGAATGGCCGAGAATGATGCTGCAATCAGCGCACATGCGCTGGGTCGAGATCTGGATGGCGGGGGCGTCGTCGAATTCGATCCACGAGCTGGATCGAAGGATCTCGATCTCCGTCCGGAGGCAATAGGCGCACGTCCCCCAGGCACTAAGCCCCACCGCCGCGCACCCGCTTCACCACGCGAAGCTTGTTAGACTTCGCCAGCTTGTGGTGTTGGGTTACGGCCATGTAGGTCTTCTTCAGCTCGCGCTCCAGGACCCGGCTGCAGATCCTGGCGATCGCGGCTTCTTCGGAGGGTTCGAGCGGGAAGTTGCCGAGGCTCGTGCCTACGAAGTGGGCCTCGAACGAGACGCCGATGAAGCGGGGCGGACCGACTTCCTCCGGGGTGGGAGCGGGTGCCGGTTGCGGCTCCTCGCTGGGAATCGGAGGCTGTTTCGGTGCCGCCCCTGCTTGACGCTCGGCGTTCAGGCGCTTCACTTCTTCGGTCATTTCGACGATGGGATTCGTAGTCATCATATGCTCCAGTGCTTCGCTCCGCGGCGGCGCTGCTGAGCGAAAAGCATCGCGTGTGAGGGGCAACAGGCTGGCATCCAGCCAGGCTTCGAGGTCCGCTTCAGCCGCTCGAAATCACCTTTGAGCTTCTTGACACTCGTGCCGCAAATCGGACACGGCGTCGCGAGGTAGATCGAGGGCTTGGGCACATTAGCCTCGGGGGAGGAACTTCGAGATCTCAGCCCGCGTGCGCGTCGAGCCGTCCTTGGACTCGAAGGGCGCCTGCTTCACCTGGAAGTAGACGTCCTGGTTCAAGAGGGTCGAGGGGTCTGCGGGGAAGCCGGAAACGGAGGGCGGGAAGTAGTTCTTGAGCATCGGACCGGAGAAGCCGCCGTCTTCGCGGTCGGGTTCGATTCCGAGCGTTGCGAACATGCCCTTCAGCTTCGCGAGGCTCATGAGCGACATCGTCAGAAGGTTCTTCGGACCCTTCGATTGGATCGCCTTGTTCGAGATGCGGAATGTGGTTCCCACGTTGCGGCCAGTATTCACACCGCTGCCGCTGTTGTCAATCGCGACATCGATCTGGAGCGTGAGGACCGGCAGACCCTCGGGGGAAAGGTACGAATCGGAATTCGCCGTCGTGATGCGGCCCCCTTCCATCCAGAAGAAGGACTCTGGGCTGCGGGGAGATGCCTTCGCATCTGGAGGGACGACGAGCTTGAATTCGGCTGCGGCTTCAGCATCGCGGACCACGTCACCAGGGATCGAGAAGAATGCGTCTTCCATGACCTTCCCTTCGTTCTAAGAGTTGATCGTCTCGTGGGCCAGCAAGAAGTGCTGGTCATAGGCCTCCCAAAAATTGACTGGATCTGGCGAGAGATCGATCGAAGGGATGGGATTGACGGGGAGATGCGAGCGAATTCCTGCTGTCCAGAACGAGGCGACGGGCGAGCGATCGGTGTAGCAGGTGAAGGCTTCTCTGTTCTCTACCTTGCGGCGGCCCAGGCGAAGCACGGTGTCGAACCTACCGGCGTAGTTGCGGACCATGGCCTTGCCGACGAGGGCGGGGCCGCCGACGAGACCGGAGCCATCCTTGGACTCGGCGGTCATGGCGTGCGTCAGGATGATGAGATGCAGCGGCTGCCGGAACAGGTACGTCGTGAGACGGTCGATCGTACCCTGCGCGGCGCCGTAGTCGCCTTCCATGGGGATGTTCATCTTCGAGGCGCCGGGCGCGCCGATGGCGATGTGCTTGTCGGAGAATTGGCCCTTATCGGCGATAGCCGATAGGATGTCGCTGGCCGTTGCGGTCATGTGGTCCCAGACGAGGGTCTTGGCCCCAGGGTGGGGCTTCGACCAATCGTTCAACGCTAGGACGAAGGCGTCAGCGCCGGGATCGTAGGGTTTTCCAGGCTCCGGCACCGAGCGCTTGATGAGCAGCCTGCTGCGGTATTGCGGCAAGACTGGTCCGAGACGTTCGGTTCCGGGGTCCCAGGCGACGTAGATGATGTCGCCGAAACGAGCTGGTAGGCTCGTGGCTAGGCGGGTTTTGCCGCACTTGGGGTCGGCGTAGATGAGGATTCGCTCGAAGCGCTCAGACGCATCCGAGCCCTGCACGATGGCCATCCTTGGCCCCTTTCCGATAGGCGTTCTCAACACAGCGGATCGCTTCCATGCGGCGGAGACGTGGTTCGCACAACATGGCCCCGAAGCAGACTGCAACCAGAGCACCGTCCATGGTGATGCCTAGCTCCGCGAGCGACATCGCGGCCGCGTAGGCCGCGGCGTGTCGACCGGGCTCCGGGGCTCCCTCGGTTATGAAACGGCGGGATGTGACGTTCAGAAGGGGCAGAGCGTCCTGCCAGCTCCGGACGTTATGGGTGCTTAGATGCGGATCGGCTACTTCACGATTCGAGGCGAGGGCGAGGATTTGCTCGGAAAGGTCGTGTGCTCGTCCTGAACGATGTATGAGAACGGCTTCACGGCCGGACTTGTGGTTGATGCTGCCGGGTAGCCTGCCGACGCGAGGGAGGTCGGATGTGGAGGTATCGAGGCGACAGCCGAATTGGTCGTGAAGCCGCTCGGCAAGAATACGGAGGAGAACTCCAGTTCCAAGCTGCCATCGGTCTCGAAGTGAACGATCGCGGAGAGGGGTTGGGACGAGAGGAATCCAAAGCTGCGCGCCTCGTCCGGAGTCAATGAGATGCGGAGAGATCCTCGTTCCAAAGAGATCTTCGACATAGGTTAGGCCTTTCTCCGCCGCTTCGATCGGACGGGCATTCGCTCCCGGCACGGGATCGAAGTCGAGGAAGAGCGTAGTTGCGAAGAGGATGTCTCCAGCAGACGGCCGCACCCGCGAAGCAGATCCGACCGGGTGGATGCCGAGATAGAGATTCCAGCGATCTCTAGCTGCTCCAAGCAGTCGAGCAAGGTCTTCGCCAGAATGAGCCGTTCCAGCAGACGGTCTTCCGCCGCCGAGCCCAAGCCAATGAAGCGCCGTGCCAGACGGCGTCGCGACGAGATCGTAGAGCGAGTCATCGCCAGCAGCCATCACGCATCATGAGGTTGCGCATCTGGCTGTAGAGAAGGTGGGCCAGAGGCCACTCGGCCCGCCATGCGTTGGCTTTGAGGATCTGTCGTGCGCGCCACTCCGGGTTGTTGCGGTATCGCTGAGCCCAGCGAAGTTTCTGCGCTGCGCGTTGCTCGGGGGAAAGGCGGGCTTGGTAGATCTGCTGCTTCACGCGCTTGTACTCACGGCGGGCAACGCAGTGCGGGCATTGGCAGCGGGCCGCGGGTGCCCAACGGCTTGGCTCGAAGACACAGAACTGGCGGCTGAAACGGATCACTTGTAGAGGGCGGTTGCGGTGTAGGCTGCGCCGGGCCAGTTATTGCTCGGCTCAGAGACGAGGCAGGGGTTGGACATGGCTTCTAAGAGGATGCTGTCGCCGTGCGCTCGGCGGTAGAACATGGCGACGAAGAGCCGTGTGCCCATGATCTGGTAGAAGGTCTGGATGAGCTCTTCGTCCGGGGTGCCGACGGAGGCGAAGAGGGATTCCAAGACGGGCGGAATGCCCTTCGGAGCTAGGACGCCGAGACCCCAGGAATGGTAAAACTCGAAGTAGGGATAGAGCTCACGGATCTTCTTCCAGAAGACGTCAACGCCGATGTGGGGATTGCCGCCGAGGGCGATGTCATGGAAGAGCATGATGCCGTTCTTCGATAGCTTCGGTAGCCACTTCTCGAAGTCGGAGGTGACGGCTTCCGTCCGATGGTCGCCGTCGAAATGGAGAAGGTCGATGCTGCCGTCAAGGTGGTCATGGACGGCGTCGTTGTAGTTGCGACGATCCAAGATCACCCGGGGAAAACGGCGCTTCATGAAGCTGAAGAGCTCTGCGGTGGTTTCCTCGTCCTGCTCGATGCCGACCATGGGCTCCCAGAGATCGATGCCCGTAATGGAACACTCGTGGTCGATCGCATGGGCAGCCTGTGCGAAGGCGCAGAGGCTGTCACCCCGGAAGACACCGAGCTCGACTATGGCCGCAGGTCGTAGGGCTTGAACCAAGGCGGCGCCGAAGGGGATGTGGCCCCACCAGTCGAGGCAGGGTGTGTTGCGTTCCGGGAATTGGAAGGCGACGGGGAAATCCATGGGGTTGAACCGGGGCATGGACGGCATTTTATTCGATCCACTCCTTCTTGTGATCGACTATTTGCTGGACGATGGACGCTGCCATTTCCATGGCTGCCCCGGCGGATAGACCGACGTAGCCCTCACCATCGGTAAGGAAATAGCCGATGTAAAGGGCGATCTTGAGGTCCGGGTATTCGGGCCACTTCTGCCAGACCACCATGTCCGGGCCGTCGGGGTCCACCGCCAGGGCCGCCCATCTATCGGGTGTAGTTGCCCATGCTGCGGGCCATCGCTTCCGAATACAGCTGCTCTGCGGTCATCTGCCGCATCGTGCTCTGGGTGAAGTAGGTGCTGCCGATGCCTGTCTCCACTTTCGCACTTCCACGCGCTCGGGCGCGTTCTTCGAGGATCTCGTTCACGCGCTTCGGGTTCGGCGGAGACATATAGGATTTGAGATCCTTGAGAATCACTTGGCCACCGCCTTCTCGGCGGCGAGGATATCCGAGAGCGAGACATCATCACCCCACTCGGCGATGAAGAAGAGATCCGAGGTGCCTTCGATGATGCCGAAGACGATCGGGTCCGGGTCCCGGGTCGGGACGTGGGCCATCTTGATGTAGGCGATGGTGAACCGGTCGAAGAGCTTCGTGCTCCGAGCTTCCCGGATCTTGAGCATGACGTCCGTCGGAGGAAGGTGCGGATAGTCGGCGAGGCTGTCGAAGGCGAGGGTCTTGTAGTGCTCGGTCTCGTAGCGATCTTTGGTCTTGATGACCGTCTTGCGCTTGAGCTCGGCGTTGAACCGGTTGTAAGCCTCCTTGGTGATGAAGCTGTAGGAGGCATAGGCTACGAGGAGCTTCTTCGCGAGATCATAATCGGCGTTGATGTTCGCTGCGGCGGTCTTGAAACCCAGCTCTTCGGCGAGTGCGACGTGAGCCTGGATAGGCGTTTCCATGGGTCTCCTTTCGGGTTAGTTGCGATCTCGCCAGTAGACGGCGAAGCCGACATTTGCTGCACCGCATAGATAGGGGATGAGCCAGGCATGGGGCCAGCGGATGTTCGCTGCGACGGCGAGGAGGGCGGTGGCGGCCCCGAATAGGGTTGGGATGAGCACGGGGCTTTGGATGCAGATGGCCCCGCTTGGATTCGAACCAAGACTACCGATTTAGGAAATCGGCTTCGATCCTATCGACGGGGCCACTGATGGCTGCAGCTCGGGCAGCGCCATTCGACGGTGCGGTCACAGCCTCGGTCGTAGATGCCGATGCGACGCATGTACCAGTAGGGCGGAGAGTAGTGCTCGCGGATGGGCTCTGGGATCTCTTTGTCCCAGAGCTGAGCGGAGCAGCTCGGACAGTACCACGGCCCATGCTTGGCCATGTGATGCGCGAACATCGAGCTGTAGCTCACCGTCCCGCCTCCTCGCGCAGCCGGGCGGCGATCGGTTCGGCCCACACCGAGTAAATGTCCGCTTCCGCTGAGCACTTATCCGCGCACTCCAGCATCACCGCCCGCAGGCGGTCGATGGTCTCATCTCGCCTTTGGATTGATCCAGCATATGGTGCTCGTTCCCGCTCCAACTCCTCGCTCTTGGCGGCGAGGGCGGCTTTGGTCCGAGCTACCAGTTCGTCAAATTCCTCGGCGCGACCCTTGGCCAGCGCAACGTACCGCTCCCGTTCCTTCTCGACCAGGGCGCGGAGTCTCCGAAGCATATCGGCGCGCCAAGCGTCCTCCTCGTCGCCTTGAGGGTTGATCTGCGCCTCTACCTCCTCAAAGAACGCCTCGAAGCTGTCGCTCACCACGGCGGGAGGGGTCGCCACATTCGCTCGGAAGTTCTTGGCGTGTTCGCAGTCACGGTCGTCGCCCCACATATCGGCATCGCAGATGGTGCAGTAGGCGATGCGCCGGTCGCTCATATGCGCTTTCGGTCAAAAGGCGGCAGGCAGGTGTTGCAGTAGAACTCGATGGGAAAGGTCACGACGGCCCAAAACACAGGGTTGAAGGAAGGTGTGGGCCAGCTGCGCCCACACCCCGAGCAGTGGTACATCTTGGTTACATGCATGGGATCGAGAGCGATCACACGGCCATGAGGGATGATCGTCTCGTGTGCCATCTCAGTAGGTCGGACGGTCCTGGCCAGGGAGAAGCGGGCCGGGCATTCCGATGGGGCCGCTGTCGCCGCTGCCGCTGTCCGAGAGAACGATGTAGCCGACCGCTGCTGCGATGATGAACCACCACATCGCGTGCTGGACGAGGAAACGCCGAAGGGTCTTCACTTCACCACGACCGTTCCGTCACCGTCACCCTTCGCATCGTCGGCTGTGGGATCGCCGAGGGTCTTGAGGTTTGAGATGTCCGGGTCGCCGAGGTTGAGAGAGCTGAAGGCGGGTGTGCCGTCTTCACGAAGGTGGCCGTCCGGGATGGGGCCGATGAAACCGACCGGATAGTCGAGGATGTAGGTGCCGTTCGCCGTGTAGAGAACCTTGACGAGACGGACCTCACCATCCGGATACGCTGCGCGCTCTTCCATGCGGGTGTAGTTCTGGATGGTGGTGAGTGGTGCTGTCGGGTTGTGCGTGCCCTGTCCTGGACCGCAGCCGGTGATGAGAGCTAGAGCTACGAGCAGAACTGCAAGACGAATCATGATGCGCCCCCTTCTGGTTATGCAGATCCTTCCGCGGCAACCCCTTCCGTGTCATACCTGGAAACGAAGTCTTCGAAGAGAAGATCATCGGCCAGCGAAGCTGTGCCGATCTTGACTTCGAAGTAGTCCGAGAGGCTTCCGCCGAATGGGTTCATGTCCGCGGCGCGGTTGTCGATCGGTTCGGCCTCTCCGGATACGATGCGCTCCATGCGGTCAGCGATGCAAGAAATGTCGCGGAGCGCGCGGTGGATTTGCGTAAGGTCAATGGGCACAAGCTCTTGCACGAAAGCGGAATCCGGCGCTCGGTTCCAGGCCAGCTGCGAGATCTTGCGGACGATGTTCAGATAGCAGCCCCCGTAGGTGGCTGGGGCGATCTCTTCGGCTTCGCAGATCAGAAAGGCGTAGCAGAGCTCGTGCAGGGACCTCTGCGTCACAGCGACGAAACCCGGAACGGGCGTTCGGTCCGACATGGTCTTGTGCTGCAGGTGCCAGTAGAGGTGCCCGGAACGGATCACGGTGTCCGGGATGCCGATGAGGAAGTGGGGGCTGTCGGGAAGCTGGATGCGGTAGGGGTGTTCGACGCGGAGGATCTCAGTTACGGGATAGCGCAGCTCCCAACGGGCGGAGAAGCGTTCGAGCAACATGCGGCTCGTCTCGCGGAAGAGGTCGGCAGCGATGGGGTCGGTGGCTTCCATCTCCAGGGAGAGGCGGATGCGCTCCGAGGCGGCGAAGATGGCTGCGACGGACTTTGCCGAAGACGGGTGTTCGAGCTGGAGCTGGAGGAAGAAGTGCTCCATCAGCGAATGCCACCAGGTTCCGACCTGGAGGGCGGCGTTGGAGCCGAGCCTGCGGCGAACGCGCTTCTTGACGAACTGGTAATACCAATCCAGCTCCGAGCGCTGGAAGGCGATGGCCTGCGAGACGTTGAGGTCCATTTTAGGTTTCCACGGTGCGGCGCATCAGTGGGCTTTGCCTTCGGGGCCGGAGTGGTCATCACCCTCTAGGGCGCCGAAGGGGTCCTTGATGTGGAAGTTCAGATCGTCTTCGATCTCGGTACGCATGTCGTGCAGGATGCGCGGCATGACGGCCAGGACGATGAGGGCCTGCTTCTCGGGTCCGATGGGCGGCAGGTTCTCGCACTGGACGGTGAAGGTGAAGAGGCCTTCTTCGGTGAGAGACATTTCGGGCTCGCCGAAGGACAGTTCCTTCAGGTTTGCTGGGTCCACGATGTGATCTTCATCCTCGGTCATGGGGCTCCTTGCGGCGGATCAGGCCTTGTTGCTGGTAGCGCTTCCAACGCTTGTCGCGCTGGTGCTTGATCGCATGGTAGAGGGAGAAATATTGGTCCTTGCGGAAGTCTTTCTTGGGCTTGTGGGAGATGTCCTCACCACAGCCGCAGGCACAGAGTCGAGGTTTCTCGGACATGAACGTCAACGTCTCGTGAGAGAGGGGCACCATAGGACTTTGATTCCCGAAGGGAATCAACCGGTGCGTGGCACGAGGCCCAAGACCCGGACGAGCTGGGAAGCGCCGGGCCGCCGCACCAGTAGAACTATCGCTTCTTCTTCTTCAAGATCTTCCGCGGCTTGCGGAAGGCTGTCAAGGTCGCGGTTGTCAGGTAACGGCCAGCTTTCTCCGGAAGGCCTAGCAGCTTAGCGGCTCGGTTGCAGATGCGGGTTGTGCCGGTTCCGCCCTTGCCTGGGATGCGGACCGTTCGGCTCATGACGGTGTCGCCCATGTAGTCCGGATAGTGCTGGACTTGAAATTCGAGGCGGATCTTCTTAGACACAGACGAGCTCGGCTTCCACAGGCTGCTCTTCGGGCGTCTCGACCGGCGGCTCCTTGGGCTCGTCAACGGGACCGAGCTGGTGCTCTTCGAGACGGGCGATCGCGTGGTCTAGGCGGCGGCGGAGTTCGATCTGGCCCGAGGGCGTGGAGAGGAAGTGGTAAACGCCGCCCCCGGCAAAGCCCACGGCTTCGCCGATCGCGATGAAGAGCTCGGTCATGTTCTTGTGGCCGGGCTCGACAGGCATGGGGACTTTGCCTCGGCAGATTTGCGCGACGTGCTCGGTGAGACAGGCGTTGCCGTCGGAATCCCAGGAGCTGCCGTACCAGGTGGTGAGGCTCTGCGGGAAGGCGATCATCCGGTCACGCATGACGCGGAGCGCGGTCAGGGTGGAGATCGGATGGAAGGGCGCGGGTGCGCTGTTGTCGAAGATGCTCTCGAACGTGAAAAATGCGGCGGGGGCGATGCTCTGGGAAAGATTGCTGGCCATGGTGGTCTCCTGTGGAAGGGGGCAAGGTGGCGACACGGCTTCAGATGCGGGTTTGGATTCGCGGATTCGCGGAATCTTGGCGCTGACGGCGATGCAGGTAGATCGCGGCGTCAGCCGCTTCGGGGATGGAAGTGCCGGTCTCCACGAGGCGGTTCAAGATCACGGTAAGGTGCTGTTCGGCTTGACGACGATGCGAGAGAAGTAGCGCTAGCTCGGCGAAGAGCGACTCGTGAGATGAGAGCATGATCCACTCCTTGGATGGTTGGAAACGTCGGGCGCTTCTGCCCGACGTTTGGATGTGGATCGTTGGGGATAGATTCGGGAAAACTACTCGATCGGGGTTTCGCGGCGCTTCGAACGCTTCTGGGCGGAAGGAGTGCGTATCCAGAGACGAATGGCTTCCTCTAGGGCTTCGAAGAAGCGGATGTCGCGACGGATAGCTTCGATGCGCCATTCGCGATGGAGATCAGAGTCGATACGACACATGATGGTTCTGGTGTTGCTTCTACGGGGTGGAGGCATGGTTCTCCTATCGGTGGATGCTACTCAGTTCGCGCAGCGAACTGGGGCCGCCCCCAGGAGCCAGAAGGATCGACCGACGAATCGAGTCGACGAGACGGAGGGCCCAATGATTCCCCCCATCCACACGGCCCCACAGGTTGGCTACTTCTTGGGCTCGACCGGATCTTTCCAGATGAGATGCCGGACCTTCGCACGCTCGGCCATGTAGGGCATGGAGACCTGGCGCTGGATCTCGGTGAAGAGCTCCTCGGACTTCATGGTTTTCAACCTCTTGTTCGAGCCGAGAAACTCTTCGAGTTGCTCGACGTTTACGATGACAGGCTTGCCGCGCTTGAAGGCGACGAGACATTCGGCCTGGCGGGCGTGAGCGTAGGGCTGGTCGATCACCGCTCGGGTTTTCTTGATTTGAATCCAGAAGTGGTGATACGACCGTTCCAGCATGGTGATGGAACGCGCACGAGCTCCGGCGAAGCGGTCGTGTTCTTTGATGCGCTGCTTCTTCTCCCGGGGCGTTTCGACCTGACGGCGAGGCATGGTGTCCGGGATGGCTTCGGATGACAGAATGGCTCTACTCATTGGCTCCTTCCTCTCCGGTTAGATCGATCTTGAACAAGGTCACGGCTGCGTTGAAGCCGCGGTGGAAGCCGCGCTCGAACGTGGACTCGATGTCGGTGTTCACGTCTCGCGGCTCAGGGATCTCTACGGGCGTAGCCCGTAGCGGTGCTCGGCGAGCGGCGCGTTGGATTTTGGGCTCCGGGTCGACAACGGGCGTAGCCCGTCGGCGCTGGGATGGATAGCGGACCTCTTGGGGGATGGAGATCCGGCCGTATTTCTTCATGTTGGTTCGCCAGTTGCGGAGGGTTGAGAAGGCCATTCCGAGCTGGGCGGCGGCTGGGCGAAGGCCGAGCTCGTTGGCGAGCTCGATGGCAGCTTGGACCTCGGAGGGGTTCTGGGAGTTCGGAGCTGCGGAGGTTCTGCGCGGCGCAGGCTCAGCACCCTCTTTGACGAAGCGGCCCTCACTGTCCACGTTCATGGTCTTGCCCATGGAACCACGGCCTCGCGGGTACGTGAGAGGCGCTCCCGGATGGCGTAGCTCCGGGTGGTGCTTGCGCCAGTGGCTGAACCGGCCGTGCGTAACGTGCAACATCTTCGCAGCTTTAATGCTGCCGATTTCGAATTCGAGTTTTAGGGCTTTTCGGATGAAATCGGCGTTGTACTTCGAGCTAAGCCTAGTCATTGGAGGCTCCTTTGGTTTCCGCAGAGCGGAACGGTTTGCCCGAGACCTGGAAGGTCCCAGGCGCGGGTTGAAGCACAGCGTATCGCTTCTTGATGACGCCCAGGGTTCCGAACCACCGACCGCGCGTCACCTCGGGATCGGTGTCCCCGTAGTGCTCGGAGAGGTAGGCCAAAATCTCGGCTTCGGTTCTCGGCACGGCTAGGAACGAGAGCAGAAGGGCCGAAGGCCCTATGGTCGCCGTCCGTGGCTCCAAGATGATGCCCCCGGAGGGGGTGTCAAGGATCGAGAAGCCGGATGCGCCGCGTTTTTGGCTGCCGCGACGCTTTGGAAGGCCGAGCGAAACCGCCGAACCGCGGGCAAAAAGCGAAAGGTGAAAATCGACGCTTCCAGAGATTACAGATGCGCCGCGGGCGGAATAGGTTCCGGAATTTCCCGGCGCCTTCGAGGTGTGGTGGGAGAAGATGATGGTTAGGGATAGCTTATCTCGAAGGGATTTCAAGAGGTTCATGACGACAGCCATTTCCTTGTTCGAATTTTCCTCGGCGCTGTGAAAGCTCAACAGCGTATCGAGCATCAGGACGGTGGTCCCGTGAACCCGGACACAGTCCGTGATGAAGGAGGAGAAGAGGGGGTCGGTGAGCTGCCAGCCCTTGTTCAGGAAGAAGAGCGGGGGGTTGGGGATAGCAGGCGAACCCAGGCCGAGCCAGAGCTTGACGGCTTGGCCGAAGTAGTCCCAGGTCGGGGCGTCTTGGCCCATGAAGAGGACGCGCTGGCGGCCCTGTGGGGGATAGCCGAGGACTGGGAGGCCGCTGGCCAACCCCAAGGTGATGCCCAGCATCAACATGGTCTTCCCGGTGAAGGGCTCCGCGGAGAGCATGGTGATGGTGCGGCTACGGATGAAGCCGTCGTCCATAGGTGATGTCGATCCCAGCAACCAGGGCGGTGGGGATAGCTTGAAATCGGAGAAGGAGAGAGGTTTGAAACGGTCGTCGAAGACGACCCGTTCGGCGTCCATCGTGGCCAGATCGTGATCGGATTCTTCGAAATCTTGGTCGTCCATGACCACCCCCCTGTTCTTGGTTGTAAGGCAGCTGATCTTCTTCACCCCTCCCTTCTCTTCCCCCCTACCTTTAGGTAGGGAGAAGAGAGGGGGTAGGCTGCCTTTAAAGTTACCACCTCCTAGACCCCTATGGAAGGGTCTTCGAGAGGGAGGGGGTGGGCCTCTCGTTCCGCAAGGCATTGAGCTAGCCGATGGGTCACGATCCATGCCGAGAGAGGGCTACGGATGTGCGGACTAAATTTGCCGACGACCATCGTGGCCCATGCGGTCTGCTCGATGGTTGGTTCCGGCTGGTTCAGCATGGCCCGTCCATCCGTTCGGCTTCGGGGATATCGATGCCGCAGACATCGCAGGAAAGGATCTCGGGGTCGGTGTGGAAGTCACCCGGCGGGCTGGCGGCGGCTGCGGGGATAGCAGACCCCGTGCGCGCGTTCCACCCGGCGGCGACGCAGAGCTGGAGGGCGGCCTTGACGTTCTTCCAGCAGTCAGAGCAGCAGCACACGGTGAGGCGCATCGGTGTCGTCATGGGTTCTCCTATGGGCGTTGGGGGTCGCGGCCACCCTTGGGAATGACGATCCACAGGGTGTCCGGGAGTGTGTCGAGACGATCGTGATACCAGACCTCGTACTCGTAGGCGTGGGTGTATTCGCTGTATTCCTGCTTCCAGAACACAGTGCGATTCGAATTGGCGACACGCTGATCGGCGCATCCGACGAGGAACAGGAGCATCAGAACGGCGTATGTCATGGGGTCTCCTAACGCGCGCCTGGGCGTTTGAAAGACGCGCGCGGAATGTAAGGGGCCGGGCTAGATGCTCCCGGCCCCCGGTTCTAGGGCGGCGAAGCCGTCCCTACTGGAGAATGGCACCTGGGAACATGAGGTTCCAGGCGATGATGGCGTTCGGCAGGTTCAGCTTGTCCCACCAGTTCATGAAGGCCCCGGCCTGGTTTGTCGAGAGCTCCGGGTGCTTGTTCCAGACAGCACCCGACCCCGGAGACCCTTGCAGGTTGGGCAGAAGTCCGAGCGGACAGGTGTTCGGGCACTTCGTGTCCATGAAGCGCGGTGCTCCGCCCACGATGCGGAGGTCGTGGGGCCGATACTCGGCGTGCAGCCGGATGTATTCGACGGCGGGCATGACGTGTTCCGGAAGGGCGGTGAGAACGGGGGCTGGCTTGCCCATCGGCTTGGGCTGAATGACGAGTTCTTGTTCCATTGGGAATGGCTCCTACGGTTTGAGAATACGGCAAAAGGCTGTAACGAGAAGTAGAACAGCCAGATACACCATGAACAGGATTGTTGCGGCGTAGCGTTTCACGGCCCGCCGTTTCCCGGGGGTGTTGGAGAAAGTGCGCCGATGCGGGGTCAGTAACCCCCCGCACCGGCCCCCCGATCCTAGTCGTCGTAGCCGCAACCCTCACCAGCGGTGTTGCCCTTGAACCGACGGACAAGGGTCTCCAGGCGCTGCGGGTCGTAGGTCTCGGTCACGTCCTTGGCGGCAAGCAGGACGGCCGCGCTACGGCTCACCGCGAGGTAAGCCTTCGGTGCGAGGATGAGACGGGCAACGGCACCCTTGCCCAGGGCTTCCTGCGTCGGAAGCTCTACGAGGGCGACTTCGAAGATGCCGATGTCTTTGCTGCCATTTCCGAGCTTCATGGGACTAGCTCCTTTGGGGCCGTGGCCCCGGTTTTGGGGGTTGCCCCCCGGTGTTGGAAGTCCTGACAGGATCTAGATCCCCGTCAGATCTTCCGATTCCCCTTCGGTCGAAGGGGTTCCATGTCCGTTCAGCAATCCGGGAAAGGGAAGAGACACACCGGACTTCCAGGTGGCCCGGAGACGTTCCAGGTGTGTCAGGTTCGGCGTTCCCGGGGGTGGCAGGACGAGGGTTGTCGGGACCCCGGAGACGGTTGTCGGTGGCGGCGGGGTTACGGGCGGCGTGTCAGCGGCGACGTCGGTGTCCGGCCAGCCGTGGGAGTCGTAGTCCTGGGTCTTGCCATGGCCCCGGTGGCGCTTCTTGCCCTTCTTCGTATGGCTCCAGGCGCCCTTCGGGACGAAGAAGGGGTCATGAGCCTTGGGCACGGCTTCGACGATGCCATAGTTCGCGGGCTCCCCGACTTCTCGTAGCCCGGAGGGCTGGAGCTGGTACAGCTGCCGGACGGTGAGGGACTTCGTGCGGAAGTTCTTGTCGAGGAGCCAGACGAATCGGGCGGCGCGGAGCAGGATGTCTTCGGTGCTGGCGAAGATGGAGACCTTCGAATCGTCTTGGAACCGGATTGTCAGGACTTCCAGGGGGTTGCCGTCGCGGCACAGGTAGAGCCGCCCCCCGTACAGCATGGCGACGGCGTGGTTGCCGTAGGCCGAGCGAACGAGGTAGGGAAGGACGGCAATTCCCTTCAAGGCAACAACTTGCGGAAACAGTTCGCTGTCGACTCCGCTCGGAAGTTCCACCCCGTGCTCCTTGGCCAGGACCTGGTAATTCGAACAGACGCCGTTGTGGATGCCGATGACACCGGACTTGCCATTCGGTCGCGAGACGTAGAAGGGCTGGGCCTGGGCATCGCCGCGCTCCCCGGTCGTGGGGTTGCGGGTATGCAGGAGAGCTAGGTTGCTGCCGGTTTCCTTGAAGAGTTCGAGGAAGCCGGGGGACGACCAGAGCTCATCGGCGGAGATGGCGCGCTTCAAGAGCTGGTTGTTGATCCAGATACCGGCGGATTGCTCGCCGCGCTCTTGGCTGTAGAACAGGAGAGCCTTGCAGAGGCTCTGGGTCATGGCCGGGCTGAGGGGCCGTGACGCGATGAAACCTGCGATGCCGCACATTGGGATGGGGCTCCTACGGGTTAGGGTCGAGAGGGGTGACGGTGGGCCAGGAAATGGGCGGCAAAGGCGGTGCGTTGAATACGTAGTAGCTCGAAGGCTTGGGCTTCGGTTTCACGGTGGGCTTCTTGGGTTTTAAGAGCGGCGTATGGGCGAAATGGCGCGCCCTGGAGAGCAGATACTTGCGAATCCCGAGAGGCATCTTCGAGAACTGGAAGAACCGAATGAGTTCAAATCGCGTGTTCTCGGTGCGATGCTCGGCACACGGCACGTCGGTCGCGGCGTCGAAAAAGTAGAGAAGGGCCAGGACCCAGTTGCAAGTCTTTGAAACGTCCAGGGTTCCGGGATGGAGTCTGCACTCGTAGGTGCCATGCAGGGAATGCAGGGTGTTCAGGGCGTAGTAGCGGGCCTTGATGGCGCTTTCACCTTGCTTGCGGCAGAACCGGTTGTCATGGCGAGCGGGTGGGACGAAGGAGAACCAAACCCATTCGAACCGTTCCCACCAGGCGCGGATGTTTTCCCGTTGCTGGTCCGTGAGGTGGCGCACCCCGAGGTGGACGTGGAAGCCGCAGGAATTGTTGATGTAAGCCTTCGAAC